GCAAACCTTTCAAATTTAGTTCCAGGTATGGGTATTGAAGGCGCAATGCGCGCAACAGGCGCAATGCAACAAGCTTCTAGTGTTAACATGTTGCGCGGTATTGGTATTCAAATACGTAATGCTGACGGGACCCTTGCAGCTCCGGATAAAGTTATTGATGACGTATGGGATAAAATTTGTAGAGACTATAAGCAAGCCTATGGTTCTGCTCGTAATGGTGGTAAGCCGTCAAGGGAAGAAGTTCAAATAGCTTTACAACCAGGTAACTCTCTTGACTCTATGCTTAACCAATATTTTGGGGGAGACCCAATGTTAAAGAATATGGTTATGAATGGCCTTCTTTATAGGGCTCAAAGTGGTGGTGGGACTTTAGCTGGCGGAGTTGATACAAGTATGACGTCTACATCAGCTATTAATTCATTATCAACAAAGTACTCAACTACAACAACTATGTTAACGGCAAACGCGCCTACTGGGGCAAGTGGCTTTACAAGCGCAAACAATATGATTTCAGAGTTAATTTCATCTATCGGCTCAGGGTTAGCTGCAACACTTTTGCCACTTAAAACTTTTATGGATACACTTTTAACAGCGTCGGGCGGCGCCCCAACAGATGCGATATCTGCGTTAGCCGCTCTTTTTCCAGGTAAGGCTACTGGAGGACCTGTTCAAGTAAGTACAGCCTATCTTGTAGGTGAGCGTGGACCTGAGCTCTTTGTGCCTGGTGTTTCGGGAATGATTGTACCAAACGATGAAATTCAACCAAATCAAAATAAAAATAGCGGAACTATTACTGGTAACTCTAATAACACTTATAATTTTAATATTAACATTCCAAACGCTAATACCCCAGAGGTAATTGGCGCGCTTCGTAAACTTTTATCCGAACTTGAGACTAACAAGATTGTGAGTGAGTCATGAGTGCAATAACCGATTCAGGCGGAAACAATCCAGTAGTATCAACTACCTCAGCCGTGGGGGCTACGGCATCTACTACTTTATCTATGCAACGTTTACAAGCGCTATCCGCTACTGTTCAAGCGGCTAATATCCTTAATATTCCTTATAACCCGAATGCGTACTACACAGACCAAATTATAAATAGCGCTAACCCTGTAACTCCATCTACTAGCACAGCTCCAACAAGTCAGGTTGGGGTAACACAGCCTATAAATTATAAATTTAATTTACCTCCACATGACTGGAGTTTACCTGTGCGCCCAACAGATGTAGACCCAAATACCGTTGGATACAGTAACAGCGCATCTTTCCACGGATTACGCCGAGGACGCTTATGGTATTGGGCGGGAACTACTAACACAGGAACAGTTACGCCTGCAGGCGGCTCAACTCCAGTAAACTTTATTGATACTGCTTACGGATTTCAATTTCTATGGAACCCAACAAGTATTACAACAAGCGTTGCTAGAAACATGAACATCACACCGTCTAGCGCCGACGCTCTACGTGTTGTAGCTGGAGTGTTTCCTGGTCAAGAAACAGTTAGCCTAAATATCGTATTAGATAGAACTAATGACTTTGCATGTATTAGAGCTGAGGCTCAGAATGCTGTTTTAGATATAGCTACTGGCGCAACCCAGGGAGCGTCTCCAATTACAAATAACTTATCAGCGTTTAGCCGTCACTATAACTCTTTGTATCCTGGAGCCAACCCTAATCAAAACATGGGAGAACAGATAGCTAAGCTGATGTCTCAAGGAACTATGGCTGACCTTGAGTATCTATTTAAAGCTATTAACGGAAGCGGCAACGGTAACTTAGAGTGGACAACTCTACTTGGAAAGAAAACCGCTAATGTAGGCTATTTAGCGCCTACTCTTCTTGGTATTCAACTTGGGCCTACTATTGACAACCTATCTTATGTAGGCTGGGCCTCTAACATAAGCATTAATCACACAGCTTTTACAGAAACTATGGTTCCTATTAGAACAGAAGTATCTATTTCTATTCAGTGTTTCTCTGGTTCTGGATTGACTTCGGGGGTTTAATAATGGCTATTTACAAAGGCTCTAGGTACGAGTACTCAACTATTGATTACTTCACAACAGTAATGAATGGGTCTGAAAAGCCTACCGTATTCTACACATTCTCTAATCTAGGGTTAACTAACTATTGGGAACACGTCTACGTACAGGGTGAGCGCCTAGACCAAATTGCTTTTAAATACTACAACCGGCCTGAATATTGGTGGATTATCCCTGAGTATAACCCGGGCATTACAGACCTTAATAATATTCAAGCGGGAACGGTACTAAGAATCCCAAATGTTTAATTACATCTCTGTTGATTTTCCTGAAACTACAATACAACCAACTGTTGTATATCGTGCTGACCTTTTTCAAAGGGTATACGCGCACGAAATGATTTCACTTTATTTTAAAGACTGGGGAGTGCAGTATGACGTTGTTAAGCCCGGCTCTCCTGTTCATCTAGTAATAAAAGGACTTAATCAACAGCGTGAGCTTTATGGGTATGTTCATCACGTAAATATAGATAGAGCTCCTGGAAAATACTTTACCGAAGTAGTTGTTATTGGCGCATCTTTTCCTATGAAACAACAGAATCAAAATATCTATAAGAATGTAACAGCTGACCAAATAGTTAAATCTATAGCTGCTGAATATAACTTTGTGTGTTACGCAGTACCGCACCCAAGAGTTTATCCTCAAGTAGCGCAAGCTGGTCACTCTGATTGGGAACTACTAGTAAGGTTAGCTAAACAATGCGGGTATACTTTGCGCGCTTTTAATACTGAGCTTTATTTCCAACCTATTATGGACGACTACACACACTATAGAGAAGAAGCGCCGCATTTCATTATGCGCGAGACTAGCAACCCACAAGGTTCTACTTTGTACTCTTTTAAACCTATGATTGGTGAATCTGTACCTTATACAGATGCTACCAAGGGAGCTGTGGCTGTAAACGGAGTTGATATTGTTAATGCAACCCCGATATCTATTACTCAACAAATACGGTCTGCTAAAACAAGAAACAAGCAACAAGTTGAATTCTTTGACAGGTTTGACACATCTACAGTTGCCCCTACCGCTTTGGTTGCTCAATATGAGGCAGAGGCTGCGGAAAATAGAAACTATTTCCCTTACCGCGCCACTGTAGAAGTTCTGGGTAACCCTACCCTTCGCCCGGATATGCCTGTTTATCTAGACGGTATTGGAGAGCCTTATACCGGGTATTGGGTGATTCTAGAGGCAACACACCATATTGTTGAAGAAGAACTTAACCGCCAAAAATACACAACTACTCTTGTTGTTGGCACAGATTCTCTTGGGTCTGCTGTTAGATGGACAGACAGTAAAACTGTAGATTCACCTGATTACACACCTAAAAGAACAATCATACCTAACGTGCTTCAAACTAAAATTAAACCAGTTACAGTGCTTAATAAGAAAGTTAAATATGATAGCCCGTCAAACACAGGAAGCTTTGGTGACCCTCAGAACAGAGCAAAGCCTAGTGTTAACGGAAGAGCTAATGTTCCTTCTATGTGGCAAAGCGATACTACAACATTAGACCCTGTAATCTATGAAGCTAATAAACCGCAATTTATTACCGAACGCCTATCTATGAAGTTAGGTGTTCTATGAGTTTTGATAAAAGATTTTATGGTATTTACCAAGGACTTGTTGTAGACAATCAAGACCCTGAAAACCGTGGACGTATAACAGTACAAGTACCTCAAGTTACGGGTCAATCTGTTACTGATTGGGTATACGTATGTTCTCAAGATAAAAATGGTTTAACCTCAAACATCGGAGATGCCGTTTGGGTTATGTATATTGCTGGAGACCCTAACTTTCCAGTATGGATGGGAGTCCTTAAATGAGTAAAGCGCTATCACTTCCTTTTCACTTTGACTCAGCCTCCGGCGGACTAGCTACTACTACTGACTCTTCTAAAATGTGGCAGGACAGAGTAATCGTGGCTGTTATGACTAACTTGGGTGAACGCGTAATGCGACCTACCTTTGGAAGCGATGCCCCTAAAACTGTAGGCCATAATCTAAGCGATGCCATATCTATTATCAGTCAAAGCGTTACTGTGGCGTTTAGCCGTTGGTTGACTGACCTAGAGCTACTAGAAGTTACAGGATTTACAGATGCTGTAGATGGATATTTAGTTGTACAAATCAAATATAGATACCGAGCCCAAAACATTAATCAGACTGTAAATATCAAAACTGCTATCCTTAGCCGAAGCGGTGACGTAATCCGGGAGGTAACACAAAATGGCCGATAAATATGTACCGCAAGTAGACTATACATCGCGTGACTACGCAAGCATTAGAGACGATATGACGTCTCTTATCCCTTCTTATGCCCCTACCTGGACAACCCGTGACCCTGCGGATATAGGAATGACTCTTCTTGAGCTTTTCTCATATATGGGAGACCTTCTAAACCATTATATTGACCGTTCGGCAAATGAAGCTTTTATCAGCACAGCCAGCCAACGAGATAGCGTTCTTCAGCTTGCACGTTTACTCGGGTACAACCCTAAAGAAAATGTAGCTGCAACTGTAACCCTTACTTTTTACAACTCAACCGCTAGCGCTATAACAGTTCCCGCAAAAACACAGGTGGCTACAACAGTAGTTTCTAACAATGTTACTACTCAAATCATTTTTGAAACAAATACCGTTGCTACGGTACCAGCTAAATCCGGTTCGGTAAATGGAAGCGTTCAGGTTACAGCTACTCACGGCGTCACTGTTACAGAAATTATCGGAACCAGTACAGGTCTTGCTAATCAAGTATTTAAATTATCTAAAACCCCTGTTGTAAATAACAGCATTTCAATTACTGTAGGGGCTACGGCATATACACAAGTACCTTATCTTATTGATTACTCAGGTTACGACGCCGTGTTCTCTACCTATACAAACGCTGCTGGAATTACATACGCCATATTTGGAGATGGAATTAGTGGAAGCGTGCCGGCTAATACTGCGGTTATTACAGCAACTTACCGCGTTGGCGGAGGTGTAGTAGGAAATGTTTCTGCAAACACAATTAAAACAATTTTAACTAATGCCCAAGCTGGTCTAACTGTACTAAACACATCTTATGGAAGCCCTACAGACGATGGCTCAGCTACAGGCGGTACAGATGTAGAGTCTACAGACTCTATTCGTTTAAATGCACCACTTAGCTTTAGAGCATTAAACCGAGCAGTATCGCTATCAGATTATGCGGCCCTTGCTGTAGCTGGTGGTGCTGCAAAAGCGTCTGCAGTGGCTGAGGTTTATAGCAGCGTAACTATCTTCTTTGTTCCTTATGGAGATTCTGGGGTACTAACCGACGGTGTTACCCCGTCTACAGTATTTACAAGCACTATCCCAACCCTTAACACGTATTTAATGGATAAAGTTCCTGCAAATACAACAATTACTTATCAACCCCCTACTTATACAAAAGTTCAACTTTTTGCAAACGTTACGGTTCAACCTAAATACAATCAAACCCTAACTAAGTTAAATGTAGGATTGGCTGTAGCAAATCTATTTGCATTAGACAACGTTGCATTCCAAGACACTATTTATTTATCTGATGTGTTTGGCGCAATTACGTCCGTACCTGGGGTTGGGTCTGTACAAATTGTAAAATTACTTCGTGGAGACCAGGACCAAACTTTTACCGTAAATAATAAAGTACTTACAAGCAATATTGCTACAATTACAACAAGCTCTACCCATAACATAACTGTAGGTCAAACTATTTACATCTCTGGTGTTGGAGCCGGAAATGGTGATTTTGATGGGACTTATACAGTTACAGCGGTAGGAACAAATACAATTAGTTACGTTAACGTATACACCAACGTTACTTCTACACCTGTATCGGGTGGAAAAGTTACAGTTCTTGACGTTAAAGATATTAAATGCGATGCAAATGAAATACCGCAGCTTGACGGAGCTAATCTAACCCTTACATATACTGGGGGGTTGTAATGAGCCGTTACGGCCTAAATCAATACGACTTAGCTTATTACGGTAATACTGATGCAATTCCTTTTGTATCAACATCTTTTAAAGCTCTGCCAATAAATTATGGGTATATTCATCTTTCTTGGAATAGCCCCTACGGTCAATGGTCTAAAATCAAATTAGTAAGAAATAGTTATGGATTCCCTGTTAATGCCTGGGATGGCAATGTTCTAGATATTAAAAATGATAATAGCTACTACGCTTTTAAAGAAACAGACCCAACTATGTATGACGATAAAGTTGGGCTTAGTACTAACACATTCTACTACTATTCTTTATTTATTTTTGAAACTATAAATTACACTTGGGTACGTGTAGGAAATGCGATTGCGCTTTCTCCAAAAGACTATGGGTATACGGATTTAATGTATGACTCTTTGCCAGATGTATATAAAATAAACTCTTTAAATGACCCGTTTTCTAACCTTGACAATGAAGATTTGTACAACTTTTTAT